AAGCCTTCAGTGGGTCAGTTCATGCGTGAATGGTGCTCAGTCTATGAGAGTCATTCTGGTGAGCGTGGTATCTTCAACAGAGAAGCATCACAGAAACAAGCTGCTATCAATGGTCGTAGAGATCCTAATCATGACTTTGGTACGAATCCCTGCAGCGAGATCATCCTACGTCCATACCAGTTCTGTAACCTCACTGAAGTCATTGTCAGAGCTACAGATACCATTGAAGATCTACGCTACAAAGTACGTGTAGCATCGATTCTAGGCACTTGGCAGAGCACAATGACTGACTTCCCTTATCTGCGTAAGATCTGGGAAAAGAACACCGCTGAAGAGCGTTTATTAGGTGTATCATTGACAGGGATCTATGACAATCCGTTGTTGAATGATCCTAATGATATTCAATTACCATTAAGACTACAGGATCTTAAGCATGAAGCAGTCACTGCGAATGAAGTTACAGCGAGTGCTCTGGGCATTCCCGTCTCTGCTGCGATCACTTGCGTTAAGCCTTCTGGTACTGTGTCTCAGTTGTGTGGCACTGCTAGTGGAATTCACCCACAACATGCTGCGTATTACATTAGACGTGTTAGATCGGATAAAAAAGATCCTCTCACAGCGTTTATGATTAGCCAGGGTATCCCTAATGAGCCTTGTGTGATGAGACCAGATAGTACAACAGTGTTCTCATTTCCTATGAAGGCTCCTGATGCTGCAGTAACTAGGGATGATGTATCTTCTATTGAACACTTAAACCTATGGAAGATATACCAACTTAACTGGTGCGAACATAAGCCTTCAGTGACTATCTCAGTGAACGAAGAAGATTGGCCTACTGTAGGGGCTTGGGTGTACAGGAACTTTGATATCTGTACTGGTGTATCATTCTTACCTATGGATTTAGGGACTTATCGACAGGCTCCTTATCAAGTCTGTACTGAGCAGGAGTACAACGAACTCTTAGCTAAGATGCCTACCAACATTAACTGGGATGATCTTAAGGAAGTAGATGATAACGTCGAAGGCGCACAGCAATTGGCCTGTGTTGCTGGAGTCTGTGAGATCTAGATAAAAAAAAAGCCCTCCATCAAAGGAGGGCGAACGGTCACTAAGGAAAACTATGCCGAATATATGGGGTTGGTCGTTTCTGTCAGGGTTTATGTTGGGTATCTGTTACTCTGATGATTTTGTCGTAACTGACGAGGACGGAGACGAGGCTTTTCTCGAAGGGTTCTTTGTCTTTATTAATATTGCTATCTTCAGTTTTGTTGTTGGTTGGGCTAAGGAAGAGTGATGCCTCAGCTTCACGACGAAGAATCAAGCCTCTGGTTACTTTACCTGCTGCAAGATTCCAACGCTTTAGTTCTTGAACAGCTTCCACCCATCGCTCTTGGTTTATCCTTGTTCGCATCGTGGATGCTCTCAACCTAGCTGCACCTAAATTATAAGTCCAACTAAGGATTGCAGCAGCTTTATTGTCGTGTTTCGTCAACACTGGACAGGCTTTATAGACTTGAAGTAGGAACCTCTCTGCATCAAGTTCGAATAATTCCTGTCCTCTTTCTTTTGTGATCTCAGGATCATTCAGTGTTACCTTATCCCCATTCTCGTACATCGTAGATCCCCAACCTATGGTGGGTACGTTAGCACTACAGAGATAAGGTTTACTTCTCCATCCTTCGAATCTCTTAATCAATGGTTCAGCGATTGAGATTACTTCTTTGATTCCCATACTCTACCCACAAAGTAGAACGAAAGTATCATAGCAAGCATTCCCTCATCGAAATCAGTCCAGCCTGTGACGAGCACAGAAGTCCAACTACCGTCTTGTAAGAAAGCTAAGTAAAGCCCTGCAATCTTGACTGCTGAGTAAAAGAAAACAAACCAGTAGGTCACTGCAGGTCTAACTAGTGCTGACAGCGATGCTACCCACTTCCAAGCTTTACCATCAGACTCTGCTTGTTGTTTGAATGCTTCGCCGATAGCATCTAATTCATGCTCTTGTAGACGCTGATGCCCCTGCTGTAGAGCAAACTCTGCTTGCATCTTAGCAATAGATACTTCAACGTCTAACTTCTTTAGCTCATGTTCTCTTTCAAACTTACGATCTAAGATCTTCAGTACTTCAGGGGCTAACCTGAATACACCACCGATAAGAGCACCAATGAGTTCAAACATTCATGAAATCTCCCATGACATCACGAACAAGGCTAGACTGTTTCTGTGGTTGTGGTCTAACTGGCTGAGGATTAAGAAGCCTCTGCATCTCTTCCATCTCTTGAGGAGATAATCCCTGAGGTGGTTGATCCTGTGTTGCAGGCTGTGCTTCACCAAAGTCAGACGTAGTTACCTTAGCATCATTGTATATCTTTAGTAGTTTAGCTGCCGCAGCACCTGTCATACCAGCCTTACTAATCTCTTTCTCAACACCAGCTAACTGACTAGCTGCTTTAGGGTTGGTAGCAATCTTTGCTAAGATCTTTGGAGTGATAAGAACACCAGCACCAACAGCAGCACCTAGCAAAGGATCTTGGGCAAAAGCAATTCCAGTACCTGCAAGAGCTGCAAATGAAGATACTGCATCAGCTTGTTTACCCGCAACAAACAAAGACAACCCTGATCCTGGTGTTTTAGAGCTAATGTTTGCTGTAGAACTAAGTGCTTTGATACTGTTCTGTGCTTCAGGGCTTAGAGCTTCTTCAAAGGTACGTTTAAACTTAGGGTCTTTTCTGAGTTTATCACCTACAGCAACAAACTCCTTAAGCGTGTTCTCAGCGCCTTGTTCGCCTAAGAAAGACTCTACATAGCCTCTGTTAAGAGCTTGTTGTAAAGCAGTGCTATCTAAAGTAGGATCAATCTTCTTAGCCTGCGCTAAAGCATCCTTAATAGCTCGAATCTCAGATTGATTACCTGATCTAAAGATTGCTTCACCAATCCTTTCTGGCTCTTTAACAAGAATCTTAAGTACAGTATCAGGAAATAGTTTTTCTAAAGATTCTCTGTAGAACTGCTGTGTACCACGGTAACGAGCTAACAAATCAGGATCCATTTGCTTTGCTGCTGTGTCCATAGCATCATCAATGGCTTTGGTTGCTTTGGATAGTTCAGCAACTACAGGGCTATTCTTACCTACTTCTACTTTTAGATCACGTAGGCGATTGTTAAGAATAGACCTTAATTGATGTGCTTCTGCAAAGGATACGTCTGCAGATATATTACTAATGTCGTTTAATACTCTAGCAACATCAGGACCATACACAGTAGCAGCATCACCTGTCTCGGTAAGTTTCTCAGCTCTTTTTAATGATTCAAAAGCTTTAGACTTTATAGGAGCAAGGTTGACACCTACGTTAAAACCTCTTGCAGGAAGTTCTTGTTCATAGAAAGGCTGAACAAGTTCTGACAATCTTGTGTTCGCTGACTGTACAACATCTCTAACACCTTGACCAGCCTGTAAAGCAGGTAAAGCATCGGATGCTACGCTTTCTAAGATCGTATCTCTTTCTTGTCTTAAAGCATTGAGGTTTGTCTCAGCTAATTTATCAAATGTACTTTGTCCTGACAAACCACTACGAGCTACTGCTTCTCTGACTTTAGCGCCTGTAGACCCAGTAATTTGATATTCTGTTAACGTACCACCATACTTCTGCAGTAACTCTTGAGCAACCCTCTTAGACTCTTGAGCTGAAGCATCCATAGGAGGAAGTACACCAGCCTTAGTCATTGCATCCTTAGTAACACGGAAAGTTTTACCAAGCATGTTAAAGACAACGTTACCTGCAGCATCCAAAGCCATGTTAGTGACAGAGTTAGATAACATGTCTGCTGCTGTCTTTGTTAAAGGCTGTGGCATACCCATTGCAGACTTAATACCAGCCTCTAAAGCTGTTCCTGTAGCTGCTCCTACACCAGAACCAATAACACCTCTAACAGCCTGCTGAGCCAATGTCCTGCCTGCTGTCATACCTGCTGGAGAACGTGTCGTAGCTGCTCCAATAACACCGCCAGCGAGTCCAGCTACATCAGGTAAAGCCTCTAGAGCAATATCACCAAATGTCTTTCCTGGTTGTGTAACACCTTCCATGACTGATGTTGGCTGAGGTGCTTGTTGATCTTGAGTACCTAGAAGACCCCTAAGCTCTTCTAATTCTGCTGGTGAAAGACCTGTTGCCATATTAGTATCCTAGTTGTCTGCGTTGCTCAGGGGTTGCTTTTTCTAGTAAATCAGATATTCTTTTTGCAGTAGTCCTAGCTTTTGTTCTTGATGTAGCGAAGTCATATTTGTTCAGGTTACCACCGCCTTGTTCAAAATTAAACGCATCTTTATAGGCTTCTTTATCAGCAATAGCATCTTCACGCATACGTCGAAGCATAGCCTGTAGTGTTTGCTTTGTCATTCCACCAGTACCGATCGCTTCTCTTAAGAACATCAATTCCTTTTCTGACAAAGAACCAGGAAGTGTTCTAGCTTGTCCTTGAGCCAACTTAGCTAACAATTGGTTTAATTGTTCAGACTCGGTTGTACCTGTAACTTGTACTCCAAGAGCATTAGCAATCTGTCCTGCCTTAAGAGCCACACCAGCACCTACACCAGTGAATGCGTTGTTAAGTACACTGCTAATAGTATTCACATTATTTAATACTGAATCAGCAGCTACCGCAGCATCCTCAAGATCACCAAACCTTTTTACTTTAGTTGCGTTTATACCTTTATCTTGGCTTAGGTTTATATCAATTTTTGTACTTTTCTTAGTTGTTTCGTCTACTTGTTTATTGACAGCTTGCTGTTCTTGCTGTGTTAAGTCACCAAACCTCTTTCCATACAAAGCCTGTGATGTAGCTTCTCTGTCTACACCAAATGATTCAGGCTTTGGTGCTGCCGAAGGAGCAAAGGTACTTTCTTTATTGATAGCACTATCAAGTTCTTTTAGCTTTTGATCAATCTCTGCTAACTGCTGATCAGACTCTGCGTTAGACCTTGCTGCACGTAGATCATCACGAAGCTTTTGTAACTTAGCTACTGTTGGTAGGTTCTCTGTCAGAGCTTTCCTAGCATCAGCCAATGCTTTAGTTACCTGAGCACCTTTAAGACCAATCTCTGCTTCAGACTTCAGCTTCGTAGCTTTAATATCCTCAAGCTTTGCAGCTGCTACGATAGCTTTGTCAATCATACCTCTGGACTGATAAGCATTAATCAATGCAGGGTATAGTTGCTCAGAGTCAGTGAAGTCAACACCACTATCCTTCAATTCTTTGAAGATAGCTTCTTGCTGTGCTGCTTCCTTCAACCGAGGATCTTCAATACCGAACAAACCACCTAAAGCTTTACCAGCTTGTCTACCACCCTGTAGAGCTACCCTTGTTAGTTGTTGCTCAGGACTAAGCTGTGCTAACTTAGCAGTGATTGCCTCATCCTCCTGAGCGATACCAGCCTGTGTCTGTGCTAGGCTAGGACCAAACAAACTCATCTGTTGCTGTGCCATTATATTTCCTTAGATTAGAAAGCCGTTGTAGCCAACAGAGTTACCTGATTCAGCTAAAGCAGCTAAAGTTTCAGGATTATAGTTTTGTTGATTAAACAAACCTCCTAGAGCACTATTAACAACACCGCCTAAGACATTAGAGCCACCAGCACCACCTAACAAGCCTTGTGTTAATTGTTGATTAGCACCAGACCTAGCTGCTGTAGCTTGTAGTTGTCTTGCTAACAAGTCCTGTAGTCCTTGACGCTGTAGTACACCAGCAGATTGAATACCTTGTGTCTGTAAGTTAGTTAACAGATTCTGTCTAGCAAGGTTAGAAGCAAACTGTTGTTGTGCTGCTTGCTGTGCTGTGGTTCCAAGCTGTACAGCAGGTTGTAGTGCAGCAGTGCCTTGAGACAGTAACGTACCACGTTCACCTAATGCAGCCTGTCTAGACTGTAGCTCACGCTGTAGTTGCTGCTGTGCTATAGCCTGTTCTTGAGCCAACAACTCTGGTGATGTACCGCCATAAGCAGACCCACTTACACCCAATCTACCTTGAGCACGTAAGCGTTCTTCAGTGGCTAGTCGCTGACGTTGTTGCTCTGGTGCGGACAATGCAGCTAACTTGTTGTAATAGTCCTGAGATAACTGATCAACATTAGTTAGACCTGCTTGGTTGAAGGACTGCTGTGCTGCCTGCATTGCAGCATTCTGAATGTTCTGACCAGAAGGACCAAACAAGTTGGTAGTGATACCATAAGGTGTAAACTCACCTAACTGTTGACCTGTCTGTGTTGCTAGGTTATTATACTGCCCTTGGATGTTAGATGCTAGTGCATTGTATTGCTGTTGACTGATCTGACCAGACTTAAGTAAGTCATCAGCAGCAGCCTTAGCTTGTTGATAGTTAACACCAGCATTGATTAACTGACCAATAGTGTTTGCTTGGTTGTTACCAGCAAGCCCTGACAGTAAAGAACCAGCAATTCCTTTAAAACCAGACAGTAGTGTGTTACCTAAGTTACCAAATAAACTGTTTAGATCCGTACCAGGAATAACTGGCGGTGTAACAGGTGGGGTAACAGGAGGCACTACTGGAGGAACCTCAGGAGGAACTACAGGTGGAGTTGCCGGAGGTACTACCGGAGGAGTCTCTGGTGGAACTGTCGGTGGCACTTCCGGAGGTACTGTAGGAGGAACTTCCGGAGGCGTTGTTGGAGGCACTTCCGGCGGAGGTGTTGTTGGGGTTTCTGGAGGAGTTGTCGGAGGAGGTTCTGGAGTTGTTGGTGTAGGTGTTGTTGGAGGGACATCAAATAAACGAAGACCGTCACCGGATTGATTTAACAACTGTTCAATCTGTGTCGGTGCTAACTTCTGTGCAGCAAGATTAGCAGCATCAGCAGCAATGAAAGCATCAACACCACTGAACTCAAGGATCTGAGCAATTTGTGATTCTGGGATACCTTGAGCAGCTAGTTGTGCAGCATCAGAGGCTATGAAAGCAGCATCAGATACAGCAGCAGCTCCACCTAGATTACCAAGTAAGTTACTAGCACCTATCGCACCTCCAACAATTCCTAGAGCCTGTAACCAACCTTGAGCATCAGAAGGATTAGGTGTAGTTAGTCTTGTTGATGTTGGTATACCATAAGCATCGTACTGCTGCACCAGCAACTTACCATCTTGTGCACCGATGACTTGTTCAGTTACTAAGTCTTCACCTTTATCTAACTGTCTTACATTACTAGGACCACCAAAAGTTCTTTGTAGAGAACCAGTTAGCATAGTACCTAGAGGAACACCAGCAGCTCTAAAGTAATCCTGAGTTTCTGATGTAGATAGGTTTAATGCTTTACTGATAGCAGGTAGATCTAAACCATACTGTTTAGCAGCTAACTGAACAGCCTTAGGATCATTCTGATTCTGTTTAATAAAAGAAGAAACAGAAGGAATATTGACAGACTGACCAGCCTTCAGTGCATTAACAATAAATTCATTACTTTCTTGAAAGTTCTTACCTACATCAGCTAATGATGCTGTTCCTTTAGATACAGAATCAACCCAGTACTGCAAACCAGCAGCATCTGGTGCTCTTTTCAGAATGTTTTGATACAGATTGGTGACATCTGTAGTTGCTTGATCGAAAGCACTTCTTTCTAAATCAGTAGCCATTATATGACCCTACCTGTTTTTACAAATACGTCCAATTGTTGAACTGAGATTGTCTCTGTTGCTATGTTAGCTTCAATACCTAACTGGAACACACCACCAGTACCACTGATCTGTTTCTCTAGCTTACGAACAGATAAACCAGTGTTGTAACCAGTGTTGTACTCATCAATATTGTATTGAGCTATGTTGTATTCTGCTCTGGTAATCGTTGGCAGTGTTGATTGACTACTTTTGTAACTGTTACTGTAGTCAGTAGCCCATCTAATATTGATCGTGGTGTTGTTACCACCTATAAGAAGCATCGTCATCTTCTTTAGGATCTTGAAGATACCAGGAGCACCAGCATCAATGTTTGATGTGTAATAAGAGAATGTGTAGGCTGTGCCGTTGTCACTTGCTCCTGAATACTGAGCAATATAGCCTGTCCGACTAAAGTACAACTTTCTATCGCTAGTAGCACAGAACGATATCGGTGATAGCGTCCATGTTGTTACTTTACAAGAACCATCCTGTAGCCTACTCTTTACATCAAAACAATATATTAACTTTCTTGATGGCAGACTTAGTAAGTAGAATCCATCAGGATCTGAGTACACAGCTTTGATGTTGTCATCATTACCATTAGTAGCAACATCAGTGATTAAGTCATTCTTAACATTTCTAGAGATATCAAAGATAGGGTTTGACTTCTCTTGAATAACCCTAGCTAAACTCTTTACACCGCTATCTGACAAAAAGAATATATCAGTACCAATATCCTGTACTGTATCTCTACTGATACAACCAACACCATCAATAACTTCTACTAAAGAAAGATTTGTTGTAGGATCACTTTGAGCACCGCTGTATACGATGATGGATCTTCTACAGAATATGATAAGGTATCCGTTAAAGGCTGCTAAGGCAGTGATGGTGTCAGTGCCATTAGTCAATACCTTTTCAATGTTTACAGATCCTGAAGAGCCTCCAGTCCAAGCAAAACCCTGCAGTGAGTCTGACCATGTAACAGTACGTTTATCAGTGCTTGTGTCAGCAACCCATAGACGACCAAAAGCACTTAATACTTCGTTAGCTTGTGGTACTGAACCACTATAGCTACCATAAGCGGACATCAGTGATATAGTGTTCGTACTGTGTACGTATATCAACGGAGCATGATTACGTTGAAAGAAGTAAGTAAAACCATTAAAGTCTACTGCTTTCCAATTCTGTGCTGTCCAAGTACTACCAGTATACTTCAGTGTTAATGACGTTGTACCTGAATAGATCTTATTATCACCAATACTTAAGATCTCTTTGGTTCCATCAGTCTTAATGACTTCTTTAATCAAAGAAGGTTCTGTGCTGTTAAACCCTGAAGAACTATTTACTTTAACCCAACCACGACGAGAGGCAATACGACCAAACTGATCAATAACAGCGTTCTCTGCCTTTAAAGCATACTCTTTAGGTAGCGTAACAGAAGAGTCCTGTGTGTTTAATCCAAAGAAACCAGGAGCAACAACTGTTACTGGTCTTAGTTGATCAGCCATTATACTGCTTCCCAGAGCACTTGATCAGGCTCTCTACCAGCTTCAATGGATATGTAGTTAGCTAATACTTTACGGTATAGATCTGCCTGCTGATCGGACATACGCCCACCATCTTCTCCACGTTCGTTGATAGCACGTAGATAAGCACCTTGAATAACTACATCTGATGGTACATAGATAACATCAGTATCGTTAACAAGATCTGCTTGTGGTACATAACAGTCAAACTTTAATGTATAGACTGCATCAGGGACAGGAAATACATCAACAGACAATACACCAGCAGAAGACGTTGTAGCCATTGCAAAGCTATTAGGACGACCTGAAGGAGCACTCAGTACATTTAAGTACATGTTCATCTCAGGACCAGATAGCTGACGTAGATACCAATGTGCTGCTGGTATATAAGCATCTTCAATCTTAGTTCTCAGGTTCGTTCCTGATAAAGCATAGTTAGTTGTAGTGGCTGCTGTGGTAACTGTGATGGTTTGTCGTAATACAGACCAATTCCAAGCGTCTTCTACCTCACGCTTAGCTTCATTGACCATATCACCGATAAGTTTGGAGTAATCACTTTGAGTGACTACAACAACCTCATCCTCACGGATTCTACGCAGCACACCATTAACACAATCAAGAAAGGTAGCCATTACCATTTCACCTTATTAGCCCAGTAGGCCGCTGACATTTTACCTTTAGCGATATTTGATGCGTGTCTTGCTTTAAAGGCTTTATTCCGTTCAGAACCTTCAGGAGAACCTTTAACACCTTGTTGACCGAAACGAATCGTCTTAACTTGATCACCGTCCTTTGCTACAACAACGTGGCTCTTAGTAGGATGGTCTGGTGTTTTTTTAGGGCGATTATATCCA